TAGACCAAAACCAGATAACCCTCCGGCTATTGTAGCACCGAGGATAGCATCACCGCTCTCTACACCTGTTACATCTTCAATTGTATCTGTACCTTTGTCCCATAAAAATTCGCCAAATTTCTTTGGGTTCCATTCAAATGCCATTTTTATACCTCTCTCTTATTTTACCATAATAATGATAATCACGCAATTTATCTAAGGCTCTAAAGCTGTTATCCTAGCCTCATGGTCTACTGCTATAGCCTCAAGAGCTACTAGCCTAGCCTCTATACCTAAATCTATTAGCTCCTGTACTACTATAAAAACCTTTTCAAAATTTAATATAGCATCGTTATCTTCACCTATAATTTCTTTTAGTTGGTTTCTTCTTATTCTAATTGGGTCATCTGTCATTTACACTCCCAAAGGTTCAATATCTGCCTCTAAGCTACTAATAGCTAAATAAGCCTTTGAGTCCCCTCTAAATCGCTGAATTCTAAAATTCTTCATATGCCCCTGTCTCCACCAAACTAATCTTTTTAATCTATTTCCACGTTTCCCCACAGAGATAAACTTCTCTTGGCTCCACGTTACTCCATCTAAAGAGTAGGCAGTAGATATATATGGGTCATCAAAACCTTGGTTTCTACCAGAAAGTGTTGATAGCTCTAAGGACTTAAAAAGTGCTCCCTTTGCATTATTATATATTATTTTTGTACCAAACTCCCACCTTACTTCAGCCCCAAAATGGCTTGAAATACTGTTATCTAGTACACCTAGATTCTTAGTTATTAAATCTGCTACCTGCCATTTGTCATAGCACCAGATTACATCTCTTGCTCTATATGGGTCAAAACCCTCTATAGAACTTGTCATTACATGCCATACTGCTTCGCCTGCTTGTTTAGTAGCCAATAGATCAAATACCAGTGTTCTATCGGGTAATCTAACCCATAGCAGTGCATGGCCTTTATCATTAAGTGTTTCAAGTACTGTCTCACTGAGTTCTTCTTCTGTGAATCCTGCTAAAATTTCATCAATTTCTCGTGTGCTTATTTTATGTGACCCTGCATTTACTCCAAGAAATACTCCAGGTGCCTCTGATCTACCACTTCCTAAGAAAGCAATAGCGTCTTCATAGACTATAGCACAGTGTGTACCAATTGCACCTCTTTGAATCTGTGCCCCTTGGATTCTCTGGAAAGGGAAAAGTGCTCCACCTATATTAGTGAATACCTCTATAGTATAACGGTTTACTGCATAAATTTCATTTCTAAGTTTTACTAAAGCTTTTATAGGGTCCGGATCTATTTCAGAGGACCCATATTTTAATGGGTTAACATCTGTTGGGTCTGCTAACTCTGTAGATACAATAAACTCTCCATCTGTAGAGAGAAAATAACCATCTACCCATACAACATCTAAAGATGTGCCTAAGTCTACATCTACTACCTGTACTAGTGTTGCTCCATTCCAGTAAAAAAGATCTCCATTGGAACATATAGCTAATCTATCAAAAGAGTAGTCTAAAGTAACATTGTCAAATGTTCCCCCTACATCTCCTAATACAGTTATACCCCCACCTTCTGTGATAGAACATAGTTTTGATCCCATTACTCTATAATGTACCCCATTCCAATTTATAGCCCCTCTTGAAACACCTGGGGCTGTATCAGTTCCAAGTGTAGTAATCCCTGAAACTGGTCGTAAATAACCTGCAGATATACCTGTATCTTGGATAACAGGTATCATATTAACAGGGTATGAGGTTTTAAAATCTGTGTCTGTACCTGTAAAAATACCTTTGAGTATTGGAAGCTGCATTATCCTACCCTATACCATGTATTAAGGGTTAAATCATATTTTAAAGTAAAATAATCATTTGCTGCTGCTATTGTTGTTGGAATACCCTGTATAGCTGTAGCACCATTTAATGATACTGTTAGAGTAGTCACTATCTGAGTTGATGATACTAATACTGTTTGCTTGTCTACAAGGTTGGTATTTAGAGGTGGTGTTATTGTTAAAGTGGATAGTGTCCCTGCTGGTGTTAATATTAAATGAATATCTTCATCATCATCATCCCCATCTGTAATTGCTACTGTTGCACCTGTAAGGGGTGCTGCATACTGTGTAGTTGGTTTTGCTGTTGGAAACACCAGATTATCTTGAAATAACTCTAATAGCAAGGATAATGAGGTACCTTCTGTTCTCCCATTATTGGTTCCCCATAATGCCATTCTGTCTGATAGAACTGGTGTTACTGGTGTTTGTTTATTGATCGTGTTGCCCATCGAAAACTCCTTCTAAGTCTAGTTCTGCACTGTCTCCATCTTTAAGCTTATCTGATGGTGGTGCTGTAAATGGATACTCTCCTTTATGTCCAGCTCCTTTTGGCATCTGCCTAAATTGCATCTCAGCCACTGGTGATGATATAGAGTATAATGTGTTCATAGCCCCTTTAGCTAATACCTTTGTTTCCATAGCCACTGCTTTACCATAGCTAGGGGCAATCCTTATAGCAAGATTTAAAATAACTGCTTCCCATGCTACATCGGGTATATTGGAATCTTGATCTAAAGTAGATCCATCTGCTGTACTAGGCATAGGGTAGCCAAATTTTATTCCTTTGGAATCCCATAGTCCCATCATAGCATCTAGTTTTCGCAAAACACTCTCTGTTTGTTCAGGACCTATATCAAAATCATAATCGGCTATCCCTATTTCATTAAGTGCTGCATGTACTAGCTCATCTTTTGTATAGCTCATAAATTACCTCTCTTAAAAATCATTAAAAGGATCTTCTTCTTTTTTAACAACTTCTTTTTTAACAACTTCTTTTTTAACAACTTCTTTTTTAGTAACTTCTTTTTTAACAACTTCTTTTTTAACAACTTCTTTTTTAGGTTCCTTTATTACCTCAAACTCACCAGTTATTTCATCATTTAAAGCATCTGAAAAACTCTCGCTATATCCATCATCAATAGCTTTATCAAACTCTTTCTCATCATTTACTAAGATAGTACTATATGATTTAGACACATTAAAACTAATATCTCCAGGGCTTTTATATACGTTTCTTGGAAAATCCATTATATCTCCTTTAAAAAGAGGGCATGGCACCCTCTTTATTATATACTTATTCTGTATGTAATGTATGTTGCTGCTGCTGTTTTTCTAGTTCTGAATAGACTTGATGAGGCTGTTACTACAATTGGATCTCCTACAACTGTATGCCCTGAAGCTGCTGCTGTTACTGTTAAACTATTTGCCCCTAATTTAATACAGGCCCAATCAAAAGATTCTCCAATAGCCATTTCTAAAGCTGCATCCATTACAGCACCTGTATCTAGTGTAGCTGCCACTGTTGCTGCTGCACTTGTTACGATCCCTGCTGATATCATTGCTGCTGTCAAAGTTCCGGTTGCATCTAAGACACCTGGAGCACCTTGCCCTCTTAACCCTTTACGCTCGGTAACTTTTGGCACTGCACCCTGATTATAGTAAACAACATTGTCTCCTGACTCCATAGTGACTTCTGTGCTTACTGTTGAGGACACTACTGTAGAATATTCAATCCCTGCCACTGTTTCAAATAAAACAGTTTCCCCAGGGATTATATTAGGGTACCCTACAGACTTTGATACTGTAACTATATCTTTAGAATATATATTTAACACAACATCGGCAGCAATGGTAAAAGTTACTCTACTGTTTCTATTTAGTTTATTAGACATATATCCCCCCTATGCTAACCTATAAGTTACAAATGCTGTTGCTGAACTTTTTCTTGTTCTGAATAGTCCAGATGTTACTGTCACTACTCCCATTGTTCCTACTACTGTATGCCCTGTTGCTGCTGTTACTGTGAATGTTCCAGCACCTGTTACTGAGTTGACAGCCCAATCAAAAGACTCCCCTACTTCCAGTTCTACTGCTGCTTCTAGTGCAGTAAATGTTGGAAGTGTTGCTGTAACTGCTGCTGCTGCTGTGGTTGTAACTAATCCACTTAGAATCATTGCTGATGTTAGTGCTCCTGTTGCATTTAAAGCTCCAGGTGCTCCTTGACCTCTTTGGCCTCTTCTCTCTACTATAACAGGGTTTGTTCCTGCATTATAGTATACATCTTGGTTTCCAGCCTCAATAATTGTTACTGTGGCTATTGACATTGCTGCAGATGTATACTCTATATCTGCTACTGTTAATGCCAATAGTGTCGTAGAATCAACAAAGTTTGGGTAGCTCCCTTTTTGAGAGATTGTTGCAGGTGCTTTTGAATACACTGCAAGTTTATCACTAGCTGCAAGAGTAAACTCTATGCTACTATTTCTTTTTAATATACTAGACATTGTTATTCCTCCATAGAATAAAGGACCCATTTAAGGGTCCTGATTTTTTAGGTTGCTGCTGACTGTGAAAATAAAATTATTCCAGACATTTCAGGTGCTAAGTTAACAACACCAAAATAACAATCAACTCTGAACTTAGTTTTTAATGTATTGATATCAAATTGCTTTGTCATAACTATTTCTAAACCATTAGAAGTAGTTCCTCTCATAACTGCTGCTCCTGCATTACTAGGTACTGCATATCTTCCAGGAAGGATCTCTATAGCCCCTTTCTGCCAGAATGGGTTAACATTCGCTGCAACGCTGTTTAAGAAAACAAGAGCTGAAGTTCCTGATTTAGTTACAATAGTACAATTCTGATACTGTGTTCCAGACTGTGAAGAAACTTGGTTAGAAACAATTGGAGGTGAAATTGTCATAGTAGTTCCACTATCAACACTAATTACTCTAAAAGTTTTTAATCTTCCAGTACTTGCTTTTGTAATGTGGTGTACTGCAAATAATGTTGCTATTGTAAACGCATCACCTGCTACAACTGCAGTAGTGTCAGAAACTGTAACCTGTTGGTATCTGTTGTCTACATTTGAAACTTCACCTGTTGATGATGTACTTGTTGCTTCTGGAGCATAAAACTGTACTGCTGCATCTAAAGTAGAGATTGTTACTGTTCCAGCTGCAACTGCAATTCTATTTGAGTAATCCATTTTAAATGTCTCAATTCCTGCAATATTCCCAACATATGATCTATCATAAGCTGTTGAAACTTTGCTACCCATAGTCTCTCTATTAGCTAGGTTTGCAGCCATTCCATTATATGCTAAACTTGATAGAGCTAAAAATCTATCATAGTTAATAACACCTTGCTCATTCATTAAAGTATCAACTTTTGCTGCATCTACAAAACCTGCTGCTGCTGTAGTCTGTGTTACAACTAAAGTTCCCTGTAATGATATAACATTATTAACTGCAACATTGATATCTGATGCTAATTTCTGTTTTGCACCCTCACCAAGTCTATTTTCTTGTAGTGCATCTCTTAATTCAAGAGCAGTCATTAACCAAGGTACTGATTTTTTATACCCAATAGTTGCTGGTACACTGCATTGTACTTTATCAGCAAAGTTTGCTGTTTGGTCCTCTCCATCATATGACTCCATAATGTAAGGTTGTGGTCGCCATATAACATCATTGGTTCGTTCCATTGATGCATTATCAGTGGAATAGTTTGTCACTATTTTACTTAAAACTTGTGCATCATCAAAACCCATTAAAATCTGGTCAAATGCCACTTTTTCTTCTTTTGTAAACTCATTAGCCATTTTATTTTCCTTTATCTATGCTCTCTTAAATACTTGACAACTTCGGATCTATCTCCGGTCTTGTCAGCTTTATCCCTCAGTCTCTGCAAAACTGCATCTCCGTTTCCGGAAGCTCCTCCTGCATTACCACCTTTTATTCTTTTTTCAGGCTTTGGTGCCTTTCTACTTGTAACTTTCAATTGTGCCTCCAGTTTTGCTATCTTAAAAGCAAAATCTACAGGATCATGAATTTTAGCTAAGTCTTCTGCTATTTTAGGGTTTTTCCCTAAAGCATACACTACAAGTGCTGCATCCTCTGCTCCCTGTACAATTATTCCTTGCTGTGTCTGGCTCAAAGTCCCAATCACAGTTTCTTCAGCTTCTTGAAAATCTTTGAATCCATGCTCCTTTTTTGAACTAGCATATTTTTCTCGTTTTCCTTGCCACTGTTTATTTCGTTCTTCCACAACATGCTGTTTTTCCACAGCTTGCTTCTCTACTTGTTTTTTACGAGCATCATAAGCTAATATCTCTTTCTTAAATAACTTATCATCATATCCACATGATGATATTGTAGGCTCAGTCCCAAGTTCCACAGTTTCTTCAACTGGCTTGTTCTTCTGCTCCAACTGCTTTTTAAGTTGCTTATTTTCTCTCAAAAGCTTCTTATTAGAATTTCTTGTTGCTTTAATCCATCCTGGTGTCTCTTTAGTTTCCTCTTCTTCTGGAACTTCTTCAGGTTCACCTATTGATACGACACGATC